TGAAGCAAAACTCCATCAACTTTATTAAGCAACTCTTGTATACCACCATGCAGGACACGATATCCGGTGCCAACATAAAGTTGTCCCAGAACAACTGCTATTGTAGCAGTTCCCCAGAAAATATAATAGAATCTGGATTTGACTTGATTACGTTGTTTCTCTTTCATTCCTCTTCATCCACTCTTTCAAATTCTTCAATCATATTTACTGGCACACTGTGCTTGTTAGCAATACGATACCAGTGAGTTCCTTCTCCAGGTCCAAGGTATTTAATCTCCGTTTCCGGAATATTATGTTCCCTTATTGCGGCTTGCATTTTGAGATGCATAAGATCTTCTCTCTTCATTTGAATTCACACTCCACCATAATTTCAGTAAGACAAGCAAGCATGTTTATTTCTTGATCTGCCACAAATGCCATTTGATACTGATACTTAGCGAGAGTAAGCACAGCAGCAGGAATACTACTCGGAACCATGGAATCATAACAAGCATCGTAAATACGACGCAGTAGGACAGAAGTATCATTGTCCAGGTTATTGACGACCCATTTACGTACTTCGGGAAAATCTTTCTCTTTAAGTTTTTTAACCAAGTCATTTACTTTTACATCCGAGAAATGTGCAAGAATGCCAGAGTCAATTTTACCACTTGCAGAATAGCGTTGGCACTCATTAAGAACACGTCGCCAATCTGGGAAGTGCTTATTGATCAGTTCTACCAAGACCTTGTGATCAGATTCAACACCTTCTGTAGCCAAGATTTCTTGGAGGCGTTTGAAGAACTGTGCTGCGAGTTGGGGTTTGCTTTTGGAATTGGTGGAAAAGTCAATACACGCGCACCTGGAGTGAAGTGGCTCGACCAATCGGTTTTTGAAGTTGCAGGTGAAGATGAATCTGCAGTTGCCACTAAACTCCTCAATAAACGCCCGTAGGAGGAGTTGTACGTCGTTCGTTGTGTTATCTGCCTCATCAATGATGATGACTTTGTGTTTGCCAGTTGCTTGAAGCGAGACGGTCGAAGCGAAATTCTTCGCAGTATTTCGGACGGTATCAAGGAATCGTCCTTCATCGGATCCGTTGATGACATAAACATCTACTCCTAGTTCGTTACACAGTGCTTTAGCTACAGTAGTCTTTCCACACCCAGCAGGACCAGCAAGGAGTAGATTTGGTACTTCACCTTTATCTAGGAAATCTTGAAAGGTCTTCTTAATACTTGTTGGTAAAATACATTCTTCAATAGTTTTAGGTCGATACTTTTCAACCCAAAGAAATTCATCGCGCATAATAAAGGTTACACCCAATCAGGTTTACGTTCTGGGATACGAATGTAATTATCGCATACCCAAGGTTTAGATGCAATGTACATCTTGTACTTGCTGTAGATGTCAACAGTATCATACTTGAATTCATCAGGTCCAGCAAAAACAAATGGTGTTGGACTCTTTCCACTACGCCCTGTAGGATCGCCTGTAGGGAGGATTTCTTTCGCTGCTAGCAAAGTCCGGTGGCAGGTATGAACCTTGTCATATCGCTCCTCATACTCAGCACAGAGAGCAAGGCCATGAGAAAGCAGCCATTGCCAATTCATGACAAAAGAGTTTGCCCATACTGTGCATGGATGATTGCGAAAAGCACCCTTCTCAGTGGCATAGGGAGTACCGTCTGCCTTGGGAAGAGTGCCAAATCCATGACCCCATTTGTCAGAGCATACAATAGCAAGCATCTGACAAGTCTCTAGAGGCATCTTGACAATGTGCTTGTCAGGAAGAACTCGTGCAGACTTTCGGGGATCAGGGTCAGTAACAAAGATGTTCATTCTAAGGGTCTTTCAAATTCATGAGAGACAATATCGGTTGCCTTCAATTGCTCTTTCATATATTCTACACCAACATCCGGCATAGCGGTATCTCCACATGTAAATACATCACAAACTGCCATACCCTTCTCGGGCCAGGTGTGAATGCTGATGTGGGATTCTGCGAGCATCGCAAATCCAGTTACACCTTGAGGATCAAATTTATGAACAGCAAGGTGCAATAAAGTTGCATTACACTCCTTGGTTGTACGATACAAGAGTTTTCTAATGAACTCTTCATCATCCAACAACTCAGCAGAACATTCTTTCAGAGTGAAAAGAATATGTTTCATCAGGAGGAATATGTAGAGTCTGGTTCAAGTGCAATGTAATACTTCAAATCATAGTCACGACTAGTAAACCTAGAAAGAAGTTTTTGCGAAACAACTACCTCATAAGTTCCGGGAATAATTTTAATGTTTTCAACTTTAAAGTTGAAACTGAACTCGGAGTTAGTTTCACCGACGATTTCACAGAACTCATTAGAGGTATCGTTCTTCTTATCACGAACCACCAATTTCACAACACCATTCTCACCAACAGCAGAAAGATCTGGAAGTTGGTAAACAGCAGCTGCTTTCAGCAGTTTATCCAACTGTTGTGTATTAAGTTCAAAGCAAACATCCTCGCTAGGGAGAGAGATGTCTTTATCAGGGGGAGTGACAATTACATTTGGATCAGCAAAGAAATACTTTGATCGAGAACGACCTTCTTTGATTACAACATAACCATCATTTGTAAAATCTAGATCAGGACTTTGGTGAAGTGACAGACCATTCAGGAACTGGTTCAGATCGTAAATACCAAAGTCTTGAGGGATCTCTTCATTAATAGTTACCTCAGCAAGAATGTTCTTCATAACGCTGATAGTGCGAAGCGACCTGCCTTTTTTGAAGAGAATAGACTGGTTGATGCTGCTGAAGTTTTTCAGTAGAGCCAAAGTCTGGACAGACAGTTTCATGGTTGATTCTTTCAATTTCATTGATTGTAGGTTTCACGTTTTGCATTCTTGTCGTTGAAATGCATCAGAAGCACAGCATAGTGCAAAATCTTCATGATGTCACGACGGGCAGTGCCCTTCTTATCATAGCGAGAGGCATACTTGAGGATGTTGGATCGACAGAATGCTTCACCATCACCACAAGCTTCGATGAGATCCAGAGTTTGAATCTTGTCATCACCAGCAGAATAATGCTGATTATAAGTTCCAATAATATAATCTTTTAGTTCTTTAAGGATTACATCCTCACTATATTTGTAGTTGCTATTCACTGTTAAGTCAAGTGTATCAATATGGTCAAAGGAGATATGGTCCTCTCCTGAAGCCCCAGGAATCTGATAACCAAGATTTAGTGTACCAGATTCTGAAGAGGACGTAATATCAAATTTTAGTTCATCATCATTAGTCATGTTCAATTCATCAAATAGCAGAGACCAAGAGTTCACCATATTATATCAAATAGCATTGTATGTGTCAACGGAATCCTCAGAAGGCATCACAAAATCAACATCAACTTTGTCATACAGTTCCAAGAATGCCTGCTTAGTTTCATCATCAAAACGATTGATGCAAACCTGAATTGCCTTTGCCTTGTCTCCAAAGATACTGTATGCCCTCACAATGTGGACCAGACGACGGGTGCTTACAATCTCCTCAATACCACCATCATAGAAGGTCTTACGGATGATGTCTGCCCAGTCAGCAAGACGCTTGCAGAACTCAGCATCTGAACACAGTTTGTTCAGGATCTTAGTCTCAGTGGCAACAGTAGGATACTCTTGCTCAAAGGTTACTGGGAATCGCTCAAGGAAGGCTTCATTGAGCACGTTAGTTCCAATAAACCTTCCATCGTCGCTACCTTTACCCTTAGTATTTGCGGTGGCGATGACATTGAATCCGGCGCTGGGGTGGATAAACTTTCCAATTTTTTTAAGGAAAACCCCATTTCCTTCAAGAATTGACTGGAGACAGAGAATTTTGTTACTTGCGAGGTCGATCTCGTCAAGGAGCAAAACAGATCCTCGCTGGAGTGCTTCAATGACTGGGCCATTGTGCCAGACGGTTTCGCCATTAACAAGACGGAAACCGCCAATAAGATCATCTTCATCAGTTTCAATAGTAATGTTTACGCGGATAAGTTCCCGACCCAGTTGAGCACACGCTTGCTCAACCGAGAACGTTTTGCCGTTTCCAGAAAGTCCAGTAATGAACGTTGGATAGAATAGACGGGACTGAATAATCTTTTTAAGATCACCGAAGTTGCCAAACTTGACGAAGGTATCATCTTTTGTGGGAATAAGGTTTTGTTCGATTGCAGGCATTGCTGCAGGGGCTACATATGTGCGTTCGATCTCTTCAACTTTTTGAGGAGTAACTTCTAGATTCCACTTACCACGACTAATTTTATAATCCGTCAATTTGTTGGTGACAGTCTGATAGTTGAAATCATTCATCTGACAGAATGCCTTGATCTCAGCAGAAGTCACAGACTCGCCATAAGATTCACGGAGACATTCAATGATGCTTTCTTTGGACAGACCCATTTGCTTTGTTTGAACTGTGGCTATTGTAGACGAAAAAGGGAGGTCTCAAACCTCCCGGTGGTCACTTCTCAAACCGTCTATATTTGATCATAAGGGCCCCAAGCATCCATGCTTGAGCAAGACTTTTAGGGCCTTCCTTGAGTATTTTTCTTACCTTCGGATCATTCTCACATTGAAGTGCTATTTCTTTCCAATTCATTGTCATGCGACGAGAGAAATGAATTCTCCAAGAACTTTTTTATTTAGTTTCTTAGTCTTCAAAGATTTTACAAAAGCAGATTTAATTTTTGCTTTTGAGGCATCTTCTTCCACTTCAAACTCAGAATCTGATGATAAGACGCTGGAAGAAATTCCAAAGTAAACATCATATCCCGAATTTTTGAGGGAAAAACTTTTTGTTTTTTTCCACTCAGTTTGTACTTTTTCTTTTTTCTCATACCACCCAGAGTCTTTCATGGGATCAAAATAAAGACTAAGGAATCGACTCAAGTCTCTACCTTCGAGAACTCGGATACCAATGAAGCTAGTGTCAGGAAAACGATCTTTTAAGTTTTTCAAAAGGACATCAGTAAACTCAGAGAAACAATACCCAAATTTATATGTCATCCCAAGTTTACGATCACGAAGGAAGGTTCCCTCAGGATTAACTCTACGACATCCCATATAAGGTTCTGCATCAGGGCCACGCTGAATCATTACATGATATGGAACAGTATTTGCTTCACCATCAGTTAAGACAATACAATGAACTTTCTGAAGTCTATGAATTTTTTGAAAGTTCGGAATGATTTGATGAAGGGAAATAATTGCTTCATTCAAAGGCGTACCCGAAAGTGATACTCGTGAAGGATACGTATACTTACATGTCCAGGAGCAGGTAAATGTGCATGCAAGTCTCCAAATATTAATAAGTTGCTTTTCAATATTCTTACCAGACACTTCACTAGTAAGAATGTTCATCATAGAAAATCTTTCATGAACAGAGAGAAGTCCCTCTTCTTTTACATAGTGTTGAAGGAGGTGTTCCGTAGCAGTATCTGTCGCTTGTTCATAATCCCACTTCCGCCATTCTCCAGTAAATGCATATACATCAAAAGCAATTCCAACTTTTTTACAGAACCAAACAAGATTAAACAACTGCTTACAAGTATCCTTGATGGTATCTTGCATTGATCCAGACCAGTCCAGAACAAATACGAGGCCATGATTTTTGCCATCAGGAAGGGTGGTTACTTTCTTGAACAGGTCTTCATTATACTTGTAAGTATGCAATTTACTTGTATCAAGAACTCCAGTCCTACTGGTAGTAGCACGAGCATATGAGTCTGCTGACTTACGGCACTCAAATTCTTTTACAAGATAGTTCACCTCTTTTTGAGTTGATTTCTTAAACTTCCTATATTCAGAATCAGCTTCTTCAAAGACATCAAACGTTGTATATTGTTCCTGCTGTCTATTGAACCACTCATCAACATAAGTATGAAACTCAGAGTTCTTGACTACAATAGTATCAAGATTTACTTTAGGAATTTCTACGTAGTTATTTTCATATGAACTATTTCCAACTAGGTCTTTGAGTTTATTCTCTAAAGAATCTGCAGTGCGAACATTCGGCTCATCAGAGTAGTCAATGTCAGAAGAAATGCTTCCAGGGTCTCGATCTTCACCAGTGGAATCAGGAGTTTTGTTTTGTTCAGATGTACCTTCTTCTTCATCAGCATCTTCACTCTCAGTGGATCCTTCCATATTCACAGGAGGTTGTGATTCATTATCAGAAGAAGAAGGAAGACTATCAAACTCATTAAGATCATCTACCTTTTGACTCTCATCTTGTTGTTGCGTACAAAACTTATACAGAGCCTCAGCGGCAATAGCAACATCTGCGAAGGTTTCGCATGAATCAACCAGATCAACGATCTCTTTCTCTTTTTCAGAAAACTCAATCTTTACAAAATTACCAACCTTAGCATTGATATTAATCTTGTCAGCAAGATTATAAGTTGTCAGATCCTCACCTTGAATTTCAAAAAAATCTTCATCATTCAACTCTTGATATCCACGATAGAAAGTCTTTGCAAGACCCATATACCTACGCTTCATCAATTTCTCAATACGACAATCCTCAACCACATTCACAAATTGATGAGGAATTCCTTTCGGAGGATCTTCGTCAGGAGTGTAAAGTGCATGGCCAACTTCGTGTCCGACCAGAAGATCATATACTACGTTGCTTGCCTTCTCCCACATCGGCAGAGTCAGTACACGAGTATGAACATTGAACTGAGCAGTCTTAATTTTCTTGTGCTCAACTACAAGATCCTCAGTAGCAAGCAGTTTGGCAAGTTGTGATTTGATTTCGTGGGAGACTGCCATGTGTTCTGTTTCGTATGTGGCCATAATACGACGAAAGGTCGCCTTTTCGACGACCCATGTGCCTCTTTTTGAACTGG